CCGAAGATGCTGGAGCGTGGTTAGATGCACTTAAGAATAGCATGAGATAGTATGCTTATTATTCTCTCAACTATTGGTATTTTGGAGAAAGAAAATGAATGAAGACAAATTTTTTTCGGTGGATGTATCAAATGATATACATATCCTAAATCTGCACGAAACCTTAGAGCAAGCAAAACAAAGCTGTTTAAATGGTGCTACTGAAGCCTATGAGTTTGCGGATGACATGGATGATCACGAAAGCTATGAAGCCTATGATTTACCCTATGCAGTTTATGGTGTTGTTTTAGGTAGAGCAAAATCAGATATCCGCCCACTAACCGATGAAGAAAGAGAATCAGAGTTATTTGGGGAAGCTGAACAAGTTATTGAACCACCAACACTTGTAGAAAACAACGGCTGGATTTCAGTCAAAGACAGATTGCCAGAAATCCGCAAAGAAGTCTTGATAACAAACAATTTTATTATGATTGCTCAATTCAATGGCGAGAGCTGGTTCAAGCCGGGTGGATTCTTAGGTATTCAGCCTGTCTATGGTGTTACCCACTGGCAACCACTTCCCGAACCACCAAAGGAGGAAAAATGACCGACACCGAACGCTTAGACTTTATCGCCCAACGCAAATTAGATGTCCGATATTCTGATTTGGTGGACGAATTTATTATTGCTAGCTATACCAAACCGCACGAGCAGTATTTTCATTGGGCAAGAAATGCCGATTTACGCACGGCGATTGATGAAGCAATGAAAGAAATGAGAGGACTAAACAATGCAACAACTAATTAAAAACATCGAACAATGGGCGGAAGACCGCAATTTAATTAACGGCTCAACCCCACAAAAACAAATGCTCAAACTGATGGAAGAGTTTGGCGAACTCTGCGGAGGCATTGCCCGCAATAATCCTGAAATGATTAAAGATGCGATTGGGGATTTGATTGTTGTCTGTATTATTAAAGCAAAACAAGAAAAACAACCTATTTACCCTGTACAATTTGAAAATCATAGATTAAATGGTTACAGATTTGATATTTCGGTCGCTGTTCATTGTCTATATGATATTGAACGCATTAAAGACAGAGGTAAATATAGCCGTTTTTTTGGCATATTACACCATTTAGCCTTAATAAATAGATTTACGCTTAATGACTGCCTCGCTCACGCCTACGACCAAATCAAAGATCGCAAGGGCGAAATGCAAGCTGGGATTTGGGTTAAAGAAGACGATTTATAGTACCTAAGCTATAAAAACCGAAACATCTTGCAGAAAAGCATTCCGCCACTCTATAAGAGTTTCGGTTTCTTCTTCGTTGGCGTTGATTATGTTTAGCCGGTCATCAACTTTTGACAAAATACACTCAACGCCACAGCTATTAATGAATGGCGAGTCCTGATTGATTAGCCATTGTTTGAAAAGCTCTTTCATAGTGTTCCCCTTATGTTTTTTATGAGATTACTACGAAAGCGTTTTACTGTCAGAACGAAAATTTATTTTTTCGATGCAGATCGCAAAAATAGATATTGAGGTTTGACAAATAGCTCTCTTTAAATAACCAACTAATCTTTCCCAAACAATTTTCTTAGCACAACTGGCAATAACAGCAAGCTCCAAAAGTAGAGTAAGAATTTGATAGTCACATAATCAAGAACACGCTCAACTTTAAAACCTAGCTCAATCATTTCTGATTGGCTAAATGCTCCAACGCCTGCACACATTGCTACGCAAACCACAGCAGATAAATACGAAAGTCTGTCAAAATCACGTTGATATTTTCGCTTAATAAGAAAATGGCACAACACAAAGAAAGCTGGAACAAAGCTAAGTAATTGGATTTGTGTACCAAGTGATAGATCGTATTTATGAATAATTGCAGGAAATAAAATCCCTGTAAACATTGCAGCAAAGGTTAAAGCATCACGCAATAAACTAAACATTAAAGGTTTCCTAAATGAAAAACAAACTTAAGCGTATTTTACACAAAATCAAAACTGAGCAAGATATGAATTTCATTTTTTGGTTATGTGTTGTAGTTCTACTCTTTAACTTGGTTCCATACTTATACGGATTAATCTAATTGACACCGCCCCCAATTCGGATTAAGATAACCGCACTTTCAAGCCGTCCACCAACGGCTTTTTTTGTACCTAAAAACGGAGAAACGAAATGGCAAATAGCGTAATGATTGTACAAGGCGTGGAGGTCAAAGTAACCGCTCGTGATGGTGAGGATTACATCAGCCTAACTGATATGTGCAAAGCTTTTGGAGACAGTGACCAGCTCATTAAAAACTGGCTTCAAAATAAAAATACCATTGAATTTCTTCAAGTTTGGGAAGAGCTGAATAATCCAAATTTTAATTTGGTGGAATTACACCAAATTAAAAACAACATCGGCTTAAACCGCTTTGTGATGTCTGTCAAAAAATGGACTGCAACGGGAGCTATTGGGCTAGTAGCAAAAGCAGGACGATATGGTAGCGGCACTTACGCCCACAAAGATATTGCTCTCGAATTTGGTTCTTGGCTCAGTCCAGAATTTAAGCTTTATCTCATCAAAGAGTTCCAACGACTCAAACAGCAAGAAGCGAACGAAAGTAAGCTCGAATGGAGCGTAAAACGCATTTTAAGCAAGGCGAACTACCGCATTCATACTGATGCCATCAAAGCTCACATCATACCGGCATTGCTGAATACAAAACAACATACTTTCGTTTATTCCAGCGAAGCGGACATTCTCAATCAAGCTCTCTTCGGACAAACGGCAAAACAGTGGAAAGACCGCAATCCGAACCTGAAAGGCAATATGCGAGACCACGCTACCGTTGAGCAACTTACCGTCCTTGCTGCATTGGAAAGCCAAAACGCCCTACTAATTGAGCAAGGTTACAGCCAAGAAGAGCGACTGGCAATGCTCAACCGTTTGGCTATTCAGCAAATGAGCTCGCTGTTACAAACCAGAGCGATTGAAGAACTGAAAGAAAAGCCATTGCTAATTGAAGAATAAAATCTAATTGACAAAAAACCGCCCTTTCGGCTAAGATAACCACACTTACTTTCCAAAAGCGGTTTCCGCCTCCGATATAAAGCGGTTTTTTTGTACCTAAATTTTAGGTTTAATCCGAAATGATCGGGGCGAGAGAGCGATATACAATACATCTGAATAAGCTCCGCCCATCTTTTGGAGGGTAAGTTGAACCCCGATCACCCACTTAATGATCGGATTAAATACTTAAATCCAAAAGGTACAAAAAATGTCAAATCAAGTTCAATTCCCTGTTTTCAATTTCAATTCATCTGCTGTTCGTGTCATTATCGATCCAAATCAAGAACCGTGGTTTTGCGGTGCAGATGTTTGCCGAATTTTAGGTTATGTAAATGAAAGCCTTACTCTGCAAAAACACTGTAAAGAAAATGGGGTATCGAAACGATACCTCACCGATAAAATGCAGAGACAACAAAAAGCGATCTTCATCAACGAACCAAACCTATACCGACTGATTATCAAATCACGCAAACCAGAAGCGGAAAAGTTTGAAGCGTGGGTATTTGAAGAAGTTCTGCCACAAATTCGCAAGACTGGTAAATATGCGTTGCAAAATAATCAGCAAAACCTACCGCTTGCACCACCGCCAAAGAAATACTCTTTCGACTTTACCGAAGATGAACTCCAAAGCCTCATATGGGCTTGGTTCGCTTTCGTGCGTGGCATTCACACTTTCCGCTATATCTACCCGATGTTTCAAAAACTCGGCTCAAATATCGCACCTGAAATCTACGGACAGGGTTTTGAATATAGCCACACCGCACAATCGGCTCATAAAATTCTTGAACGGATTACCAAAGAATTTGATTACGACCCGATGACAAACTGGCGAGTACTCAAACACGTTCGAGGTTTCGACCCGGCATTTAAAAAGCCAACGTTCTAATCACAAAAAATTATAAAACCCGACCGCTTGCGAAACATCAAGCGGCGGTTTCCTGCACCCAAATTTTGAGGATTAGACGATGAAATACGCAAAAATCATACTCTTTTTAACCGCCTTTGCAGTTGCTGCTGACCATCTAGAGTTACGCAACGACTGCGATGGCAAAATTTGTACAGCTCAACGCTAATTAACCCAACCGCTTGTTCCGCAAGCGGTTATTTTTTGGAGGAAAAATGCAATTCCAAGAACACAATAACCGCAAAAAAGCCGACAAATTCGCTGAATACATCACAGGTGAAGCTCTACGCCGTTATGTTGCTGAAAAGGTCAAGCAGTATGCCAGAAATAATGTTTCTGTTTTTGACGGGGCGGCAGGTTCTGGGCAGTTGGAGCAATTTGTCCGCCCAACCTCTTTTACTGCGGTAGAGGTCCAATCCGAAAGCTGCGATGTGTTACGGCACAATTTCCCTACGGCTCAAATCTATAATCAGAGCTTCTTTCTCTATCCTAACGGCGAACCGTGCGATTGCGTGATTATGAATCCGCCATTTTCCCTTAAATTTAAGGATTTAAGCCAAGCCGAACAAGCACAAATTCAATCCGAATTTCCGTGGAAAAAATCTGGGGTGGTTGATGATATTTTCGTCCTAAAAGGACTGGCAAATAGTCACCAATGGGGATTTTTCATTCTCTTTCCCGGCGTTGGCTACCGCCAAACAGAAAAACGCTTTCGAGAAGAAGTTGGCAATCAACTTGTAGAACTCAACCGCATCCAAAACGCCTTTGAGGATACCCCGATTGAAGTCCTATTCTTGGTGGTAGACAAAACCAAAACGACCGATGATTGCTCTCGGGAGTTAATCGATTGTGCTGGTGGGCAAATTCAACAAATTTGTGCTGATAAATGGAAAATTAGACCTGATCATTGGGAAAGTATCCAACCGCCACCACCGCCACAAGAAGAGATAAAACCGCTTGAATTAGAGGCGTTTGCCCGAGAGCAAGCGATTGAACGAATTGTCGGCGAGGTTCGCTTATCCAAGCTGATCGCAGAATTTTTTGAACCAGAATTACGCCGCACTTTTAACGCATTTATTGATGATATTTGCGTTGCGGTGCAGGCGGAGAAGATTGTATGAACAACATAATAAAATTCACCTATGGATCTATCTGCTCCGGCATTGAGGCAGCAAGTGTAGCGTGGCACGACATCGGTACGCCGTTATGGTTCAGCGAGATTGAGCCGTTTCCGTGTGCAGTGCTTGCTCACCGTTTCCCCGATGTGCCGAACTTGGGCGATATGACCGCCCTACCTGAAAAAATCCTCAATCGTAAAATTCCTGCTCCTGATGTGTTGGTTGGGGGTACGCCTTGCTTTACCGCTGGGCATATGGTTTTAACGGATAAAGGATATATGCCAATCGAAACACTTTCTGTCGGAGATTTAGTTGTTACTCATAAAGGACAACTAAAACCTATTTTGCGTGTTGGCAGTGAAATAAAACCAGTTGGAAAATTAACGGCTGTTGGCTTACCTGAATCAATCGTTTGCACCCCTGAACATCCTTTTTATGCTCAAAAATGGCAAACGATAAACACCAAAAGGAATGGAAAATACCATAGGAAAACTATCATTTCCAAACCTGAGTGGATTGAGGCTCATAAGCTAGAGGGCTATCAATGGGTATCATTAACTGATTTTTCAGTTATGCCCTATGGTGGTTTTCATAGCAAACTGACTGATGACGAAGTCCTTCTAATTGCCGGTTATTATCTTGGTGATGGCTGGATAAGAAGATGGAAAGGCAAAAATAAAAAAGCTGTTGTTATTTCTGTAAATAAAGAGAAATATCGGAAGTTTTCTCTTTCTTTTGCCAAACTTCCTCATCATATTACTACCGAAAATAATTCGGTAATTAAAATCACTATTTGTGACACTGAACTTGCTGATTTTCTTTATTCGCAATTTGGTGAGAAAGCCGGCGGAAAAACTATACCGGCTTGGTGTTTATCTCATTCTTTCAGAAGTAAAATTTTTGAAGGGTATATGATTACCGATGGCTCTTTTAGAAACGGAGTTTATACCGCAAATAGCATTTCGAAATCCCTTGCTTACGGCATTGCTGCATTATCCCAAACCTTAGGATATATCTCATCTGTTTCCAAAGTAACTGTTGCTCCGACAAAAGAAATCCAAGGAAGAATTGTCAATCAGAATGACTATTATCAAATGCGAGCGTTCCTCCAATCGACATCAAGAAAAAGTCGCCTTGATGAAAATAGATTATTGAGAAGCGTGCAATCCTTTGAGATAACTGGAAATGAAGTTGTTTATAACATTGAGGTGGCAGATGACAACAGCTACATCTTAAATAATGCCGTTGTCCATAACTGCCAATCCGACAAAGGCGGTACAGTTAAAGCATCAGGGGGAGGCTTTGAGTGGCGGGAGTGAGACGCTAGTTGTTCACGGTACGCAAGATCCAATTATCAGCCAAAACAAAGCTCATTGTTTAGGTCGAAACAACGGGCAAGAGAACGTCTTATTTGAAGTAAAAGGTGCTGAAGCTGTACGAATTAGCGAAATTCAGGACAAAACGCCAACACTGAAAGCAAGAATGGGGACGGGTGGAAATAATATCCCTTGTATTGCCCTTGCCGGTAATACTATCGGCAGACAGCCACAAAACGACGGAAACGGCAACGTATTTGATGAGAGTGGTGTAAGTTACATGCTTACCCGAACTGATGTTCACGCTGTCAGTGCTGGAACAACTATTCGAAAACTTACTCCCACCGAATGCGAGAGACTACAAGGCTTTCCAGACGGCTGGACGAAAATCACATACCGTGGCAAATCTGCCGAAGAATGCCCTGATAGCCCACGATATAAGGCGATAGGAAATTCGATGTGTACAAATGTAATGAAATGGATAGGAGAGAGATTAAGTGCGTATCTTACCTCGCAATGAAAACTATGCAGCTACCGAGAATGGAGAAATTTTTAGTTTCTTGAGCAACAAAATCTTAAAACCTAGACCTTTAAAGAATGGTTATTTAAGAGTTCAGCTTGTAGATGAGAATGGAGTAAAAGACTATTTAATCCATAGACTGGTATGCGAAACTTTTCACGGTTATCCAGATCTACATGTAAATCATAAGGACAGAGACAAAACAAATAACCGACCTGAAAATTTAGAGTGGTGTACACGCTCAGAAAATATGTTGCATTGCTCAAGACTTGGAGGTTTTAGCAAGCAGTCCGAGAGGATGAAAAAAATGAATATTGAGAGTTGCTCAGTTCCTGTTGCCGCAATAACTCTGGACGGGAAATTATTCAAAAAATACACCTCAATGACAAGTGCAGGTAAAGATGGTTTCTCACATTCAAAAATCAGCCTTTGCATTCAGGGTAAACGCAAAACGCACAAGGGTTACATATGGCAAAAGTTATAATGGCCGTCCCTTGTATGCGGTGGATAGGACAAAGGCTTAACGATTATTTAACTCAATCCCTCTAAATGAGGGGGTT